ATCGATGGCCTCCTGAAGTGCCGTGCTGTTGCTTTCCACACTTTTAAGCTTGTCCTGTGCATCTTTGAGCGATGTCTGTAGCTCCTCGATTCCCCTCTTTGCGTTGTTGATGTCATTGCCGTTAATGCTCATCAGCGCATTGATCTGGTCATCGGTTGCCTCCGGGAAGAGGCTTGTGATGTCTGTGCGTTTCATATTGGTTCCTTTCTCCGATACGCTTTTTACGAGGTTGCTTCTCGTTCGGTCGCATTGCTTTACGTCCCGCCGGACTAATTTGTATATGAAAAAAGGACTGTTGCCAGTCCTCTAATCAACATTGATTTCTTCAGCTTCGGAGCTGTCCCGCTCCCTTCTTTTCGCATATGCGCTTCGCTTTTGCTCGTTGATGGTTTCCTTATTCTCTGCGTAAAACTCCCGCCTGAGCGCGTTTATTCGCTGTGTAGGAGTGTTCCCATCAGCGTCCTCATACATCTTGAGATACTCGTCAGGGTTATAACCTTCTACATCCACTCTGTCGGACAATCTGACCGCATATGTGCAGTCACAGTTCGCATGGACATGTTCCGCATGCCCGTTCTTGATCGCTTTTCTCGATGCTTTCTGCCATCCTCTCGATGCAAGCGTGAGACAAAACGCGCAGGTGTCCCCGGATGGGATCCAGGCCCATTCTGCTCCATCACGCAGCGCATTCTGCTGCATAGTATCCACACCGACCAGTTTAACCTGACGCCCGATGGCGCTCGAGGTCAGTTCAGGATTCTGCCGGATGGTCCCATAGACTGCCTTCGCGATATCTCCATACGATGCAGTTTTGGCAGGGACTGCTGGCGGGACTACTTTGCCTGATAACACCGCAAGCGCATCGTACATCTCGCAAGCTAACGCCCCAGACGCCTCTCCGTACTTTGTAGCCAATGCGAAGGCGTATTCGATGAACCTCTGCATTTCTGCCGGTGTAGCGATTGGATGCGTCCTGATATAAGTCAGCGCTTCATCTGCCGCTTTGTCGCTTATTTTCCGAAGATCCGCGATGTATTTGTTCCATGACTTTCGTGATATGGTAGCCATTACTCACCCAATTCTTCAAGGACTTGAAGCCCTCGTTCTCTCTGCTCCTGTGCCTTGATGCGTCTGATATCAGCCTGATCAAATCCGATCATCTCGAGGAATGTGTCGGTCCCTGCAAATTCAGGGCGAGCTGAAGCGATCTTGATAGCTGCGTCAGCCGTTACTGCTACAGATGGCATTGCTGGATTTTTGAAATGTGCAACAATGCTTTTCTGCGTGTCTGTGAGCTGATCAAGTGTGATATTGTTTGCGATCGCAAGGGCCATCATGCCGATAACTCTCAGTGAATCGCCGTTGCGCTCATTGAGCTGTTCAGCCATTGAGACGAGTGTCTGAGACTGTGCCAGTATAGCGTCCGAGCTTGTTGGATTCGCATCGTTGACAACTCCGGTATCCGTCACTGTCAAGCCGGAAGCTGCACTGAACTGTGTGGCGAGGATCCTGAGCATTTCCACATGCGGAGAAATACTGCCCTGCTGGAGCTGCCCGAATGATGGTTTCTCGCCGGTCTCAGGGTTTACAGTTGACGCGAGAATATTGCCGACATACTGCTTGAATTTCTGATTTACGATTTGATCATATTGATCATCAGTAACACCCAGCAGATATTTCTGCGGTGCCGTGCTGAACTCAAGCCCAATCGTAGCGTTGGCGATGGTCCTGACATAGCCCTGGATAAGTCTGCGGATAGGTTCCTTGATTCTGGACTGACCGAACGGTTTCGCGCTTGTCGGGTTGTAAATGAATGGCTCCATTAACGGGCGCCCCATCTTGTGACGATGTTCTTCAGCGCTCCAGATCTGTCCCTCACGTTTTAGCACCCAAATAGCTTCATCCGTATACAGATTTATAACCGATGGGGTCCATATCGTCAGGTTGTTTTCAGGTGCCGTGTCAGTAATCGCAAAGCCGTAAGCTATGCGCCCTTTTTCCCCATCCCACACTGCCGCTGCCGACTTTGCCGAATGGAATCTGATACGACATCGAATCCCTGGATCGGCGGAAAGTGTTGCGAACGAGCAGCCGATCTTCAACTCATCGCGGCATGTCTTCGGATATTCAGCTACAAGATTGTTTGCTCTGACGATTTCAGTCAGCTCATCGACCTCCTCGCCATTTTCCCCGACAAAACCGTCAAACATAGATCTGCTTGCAAGGACGTCCACAGTCTTGGCCCCCCAGGAGCATCCGATTTCGAGACCGCGCATGCCCTGAGGCAATGCGATCCCAAGATTCACTTCGCCAAGTGAGATCTTCCCCTCATAATACCGATCTTTTTCTTCGTTCTTGATAGTTGCATTCTGATAAACTGTCAGGAGATTTGCGAGCATAGCCTGCTCTTTTGCTCCCAGCCCTGTTACCTTTTCAGGTGCAATTGATATAATCATCTAACCAATCCTCATCTTCTTGTTTGGGTTCCTTTTACTGTTTCGCGCGCCCCATAACGCAAGGGACGCCGCCTCAATAGGGATGGAATTGTCTCCACCGAGACACCAGCCCCCGCCGACTGAGCGCTTTGTTGAAGTGACTGCGCTCTCATTCAGTGCTTCTTGCAAATGGAACCATGTTAGTGTCCCTTCGTTGATCTCATTTATAAGAGTCCCTGTTGCAGCGATCATATCCTTTGTGGATGGTCTCACAACTGAGCCTTTTATCTTCCAGGTGTCAGCTATACGCTCTACTAAGACATCAACTCCGTTCCGTCCATCTATGACTACGCAACAAGCTTTGCTGTATCTTTCGTTGAGCCAGTCAGCAAGCCACCCAATGCCTCGCCCTGTCGGCTGCGTCTCGATGAGCGAGATCCTTGCAGGGCCAGCTTCAGGGATGACTGCACCACATAGCGCAACCATTGACCCATCTGCTGAGAATTTAATGCCGTAAGCTGTTTTGCCTTCAGGCTTAGGCAGCTCCGACTTACATGATTCCCACTTTGCCCGGTCTATTGCATAATCAAGTTCATGATTGACCACTGGTGTCCACCAGCCTAAGCGCTCACGAGCGAAGGTGTCCGCCGGCATCTGTTCCAGCTCCCCTTCGATAGTGGTCTGCATGATTCTCCGTCCGAGTGCCGGATTAGTTTCAGCCCATCTGTCCCTGTTCGTTACATCACCGATTTCCGGTACCGAATACTCAAACCACGCTGTGCTGGTTGTCTTTCCATCAAGAGCCTTGTCCCTGATCCCGCGAAATACAGATCCATCAGAATTCGGATCCGGCGGAGTTCCTGCGTATATCGTCTGTGGATTAGCGCTCGCAGATATAGCCGGAATAAATGATGCCTGAGCGTCAATGCTCAACTCCTGCGCCTCATCGAAGATCAAAAGATCCCCGTGCTGGCCTCGACCACCATTTCTGGTACGGGCAAGAAACTTTACCCGTGCTCCTGAATTGAGAATGATCTGTTCACGCCCCAGGGCCGTCTTAATGTCCTTTACATGTCTCCTCAGTTTCGGAGTATCAAAAAACGAAGCCATCTCTTCGAATGTCTCCGTTGCTGTTTTCTGCAGATGTGCAGTGTAGATCACCTGCTCGTTATACATCAGCATGCCCGCTTCGGCTCTCGCCTCAACGAGTCCAGTCTTGCCGTTCTGTCTCGGAACGCTTCCGCCACAGGTCCGGCAAATCCACTTGCCGTTCGGACCGACTGCCATCCAATCGCAAAGCACCAGGCTTTGCCACGGATCAAGCAGCATCTGCCCGCTACGCAGGATCCGCTCCGCATCGATCCCGTCGGTCTCATTGTAGATCGGTGCAATTCTAACGCACGGCTCCTGGCTTCCCTGCAGCAGCCCGTTCTGATAAGATTTCCGAGATGTCATCGTCATTTTGTTCAGCTCCTTCTATCTCTTCGATCTCCTTCAGTGTCTCTCTGTACTGGCGCGCAAGCGCAGCCAACTCCTTCGTTTCGCAGGCGTCCATATTTATCTCAAGCTTGACTACAAGCCTTCTTAATTTCTCGAGTCTGCTCTCCTCCGGCATCTGAAAATTCTCCTTGTGTGTAAATCGGCGCT